TCGTTGCGCGCGCCGGGGGCGCCGCGGCGCGTGCGCGCGCGGGCTCGGGGGCGCGCTGAATGTCCCGCGGATCAACGGCCGTCTCTAGTACCGGATCCGCGTGGCAACGGCACTGATAATCCTCGCCCGGGTTGTGCACGCCAGTCCCCGTCTCGGGGGGGTCGTCGTAACGGAACGTCTTACCGTCCAGCGCGGCGTGCGACGGGCGCACGGTGCCGTCCCCCGAGGAGCGCCAAACATCCTCGCCGGTCCCCAGGGATTCGTGCTTCGCGCGTGTGACCGCGGCCGCGAGTTTCAGCGTTTGATCCCGCGCCCAGAATCGCGCGCGCGAGCGTGATACGTCGGCGACCTCGAGGAGCTTCGCGGTAAGATCGTTGACGTGTAGGTTGCCCCATCGCTTCAAGGCCGCGTCGAGCCGCGTCTTAGTTGACTCGCCCACCGTCACGATCAGGGAAACGTTTCGCGACCGGAACGATTCGAGGAGCTGCGCCCCGCCCGCGGCGCGCGCGCCTTGTACCCGCTCTACTACTTGGATGTCCTCGTTTACCGAGCTCTCGATCGACCGCACGGCCTGATCGACTAGCTCCGTCGCGCGCCGGCGCGGGGCCGCGTCCTGGACGAGCCCCCGGTGTTCCGAGAACCAGTCCCGGATCGCGGCCTCGACCGCCAGGGAGTAAGCGGCCTGCATGGCGCGGAGCGCTGCGGGGGGAGCCCCGCGCGAGCGGCCGACGCGCCGCGACCGGCGCGGCTCAAGCCTCCGGGTCGGCGTCGTCATCCGCCCCCGGCGCCGCAGGCTCGGCCCCCGGCGCCCCCGGCGAGGCTAGCGCCAGCGCCGCCACGCGCTCCGCTTCGGCTTCTCGCTCCTCGGCTTCCGCGGCCTCGAGCTCCGCCCGTTTCTTGGCGAGATCGATCCCGAGATCCTCGGCGCGGTTCGTCGCAATGTCGAGCGGGGAAAGCACGCCCATGTCCCAATAGACCTTATCCGTGTCGGCGTCCGTCTTGCGCAACGCGGATCGCTCGGCTTCGGTCATCTCGCGGATCGGTGGGAATTCCAGCGTGACCGGGGCGCCCTTGATCCAGGATAGGAGCTGCGTCATCTTAGGCGCGACGCTCGCCCTCTGGTAAACCGCAACGCGATCGTCAAATTGCGCGCGGTCGTTCTCGCCCGTCGCGTTCATCCCGGCCGGCTCCTGCCCGAACAGGATCGCGATCGGCGTTTCGGTCGCGCCCGACACCTGTAGGGCGGCTTGTTCGAGGAGCTGCGGAACGCTCGCGAATGACACTTCGGTCCGAGTGAATTCCTCCTTGGTCGCGGCGTCGAGGAACACGGTTCGCGCCGTGCTTCTCCCCTGCGTCATGAGCTGCATCCGGGCTTGCACGGCGCTTTGGTCTTTCTGACCGAGCAGCCCGATCAAGCCCTGCAGCTTGAGCACCCCGATCGACGCTTCGTCCAGAAGATGCCCCGTGGACTGCCACGCCGTATCGTAGCGCTTTAGCTCCTCGATCACGGGGTCAAGAACGGAGAGCCACGGCGTAAGGTCCGAGCGCTTCGACCGCGCGCGGGGCGCCCCCTCGCAGTAGATTGCCCGGGAGGCGTGGAAAGCGTAGCCCGCGCGCCGGTGGTCGCCTTGCACGGTGAACGAAACAGGCTGACCGTAGCGGGGGGAATTCGCGTCCGTGTCGAGCGGCCCGTTCCGAAGATCCGCCCACCGTACCACGTCGAGCCAAAGGATCTCGGACCGCGGCCCAGGTTCGGGCGCAGGGGCGAGCGGGCTGCCGAAACGGAAGCCGGGGATTAGGACGGCGCCCCCGCTTAGCCGCCCTTGGTAAAGCGCCTGCGCCAGCACCCCGTGCGGGTAGAGCTCGGTCGCGTTCAGCTTATCCCACGCGGCCCACAGAGACGCGGGGTCGGGGAGATCTTTGATCTCGGGGCGCTTGCGTAGCGCGTGCTCCGGAAGCGCTTGCACGACCCGGCGCGAGAGCCACGAAGTCTCGTAAATCCCCTCGTATTCGTCCGTCGTCTGGACGGGCTGCGCCCCCATCACCCACACGGTCGAGCGCAGCTTGTCCGCGGTCGTGCCGAGCCCGCTTAGGACGTTTTCCCAACCATCCGCTAGGATATCTCGCAGGGTCACGGGCCAAGCCTAGCACGCGGGGGGCTCGGTGTCACGGGCGCCGGAAGAAATCCACAAGCCCGGCGAGCTGCATCCGGGCGATCCCCCCGGGCTGATAGAGATAGTCCAAGGCCATGGTCGCCGTGTCGACGCGGTCGTTCGCCTTTTGCCGCGGGAACCGAACAAGCTCGGCGCGCCATTCCTCGGCCCACGCCGCGCGGGGGATCCAGATCACGCCCGACTCAACTCGCGCCGAATGCCGCCGCGCGCGATCCTCCTTCGAGCCGTGCGGCTCCCAGGGCACCAGGCTCGGCACGGCTTCCCGGAGCTCGGAGATCAGCGCGGTCCCGTTCGCCTTGTCTTCGACGATCACGGCGATCGCTCGCGACCACGGCTCGGCCCCCTGCGCCGCGAGGAACGTCGCCCGAGTGTCAGGGTAGTTCCAGCGGCCGATCCTCTCGTCCACAAGATAGAGCCGCTTCGTCGGATCGTGCCAGGCGAAAAGCACCCCGTGCACGCGCGAGCGCGCTTCGACCGCGACGCGGGAGCCCCGATCTCGGCCCTTGAACCCGAGATCCCAGGATTGCAGAAAGGTGAGCTCCCACGGGCGCGGGAGGCTCTCATATTCGCGAAACCAAGCGGCCTCGAAAAACGCCCCCGTCTCGGGCGTGGGGTTCTGCTGATACTGCGCCGCGGCGGTAGCCGTGGTGAATTGCGCCATGTCGCGCTCGACGATATCCGCGGGGAAGCGTTCAGGCCAAAGGAGCTCCCCCTCCTTCGTGCGTTGATCCACGAAGCCGAACCGATGCCCGCGATCCCATGAGCAATCCGGGACGTAGCTCATAGGGAGGCAGATATGCTCCGCCCCGCGATCGAGGAGCAGCCGCGCCGGATCGTTGTCGGCGAGCCGCTGCATGATCAAAACTTCCGCGAAGCCCGCCGGATCGCGGCGCCGGGTCGCTAGCGTGCCGTCATGGATCCGCGCGACCTCCTCGAGTGCAAGCCCCGACGGCGCGTCCGCCTGCTCGGGTTTCAACGGGTCATCTAAGACAAGGGTATCCGTATGCCAACCCGTAATCCCCCCGCGCAGGCTGAACGAGTAGCGCGCCCCGCCCGCCGTCGTCTCGTAATCCCCGTGCGCCTGCTTGGCGGTGACGCCCCCGACCAAGCGCGTCCGGGGCCACGCCGCGCAGTAGGCGGGGTCTTTGAGAATCTGCAGCGCCTTCCCCGCGTCGCGCAAAACGATCCCGTCCCCGTGGCTCACGAACATCCAACGATGTTCGGGCTCGAAGGTCCAATGCCAGGACGGCCAGAAGACGTTCACCAGGAGACTTTTCATCGTCCCAGGGGGCTGATTGATCACGGTCACCGGGTGGACGCGGCGCCATGACGCGCGCGCCCCGCACGCGCAGGGACGACGCCAGCCGCGATCGATCGGGGCTCGGGCCCCGCACGCCGCGCAAGCGTACTCCTGCGAGATCATTTCAAGCGCGCGACAGTCGTGATCAATGTGCCAATTTTCCCGAAACTCGCCGGGCTCTACCACGGACCAGAACAGGCGCACGAATTCGAGGAGCCCGTCCGACTCAACCAGGCGGCGCACGAGCACGGCGCGGAGCGCGGCGTCTTTCATTCGTCCGCCCACCGATAGCAGCCGTCCCGGAGCGCCTTCCGCGTCGCTTCGTTGCGTAGCGACACGAGCCCGCAATGCCGGCAGACCAGCCACGGGATCCGGCGCATCCTAGACGGCTGCAAGTCGTGCGGGCGCACGCCGATCGCGCCCTTCGGCCACCGGGATCGGTCAGCGTGCGCGGTCACCGAAGCCGCTCCGCTATCCGTTCGAGCGCCGCGGTCTGCCGCCGGGACTGCTCGGCCAGCGACTCAAGCGCCCGCGTCTGCCGCTCCCCGCACGCGGTGTCGGCGTGCGCCGGCGTGCCCGTGGCCAAGCCGAGCAGCACCCCGATCCCGATCGCGACACCTAGCGCGAAGCCCCAAGGTGGGCGCGGGATCGTCCCCGTAAACTCTCGCGCGCCCGCCCGCGAGAAGCTCACGGCGCCCGCCCTTCGAGCATCGCTCCGAGCCGCGCCGCGGTGAACTCCGCCCACGCCCGATCCTCGTCGCACGCGATCGTTGTGCGGCCGAGCGTCAACGCCGCGGCCGATATCGCGCCCGATCCGCAATACCAATCCGCAACACACTCCCCCGGATCCGAGAATTTCGAAATCAGGTGTTCGCATAGCAGCGCCGGCTTTTGAGCCGCGTGCCGCTTCTCGTGTCGGTCGCGTCCGAATTCGCAAGCGTTGTCGACGGGCCCCCCGTCGTCGGGGAACGCCTCCCCGCCCGGCGTAAGGTTCGTCCAGGCGTGCGCGCCATGCCCGTTCCAGTGCGGCTTCCCCGGCGGGTGCATGACCGCGATCCCTTCGCAGGAATTCGCAGGGCGATCCCCGGAAAGCTGGGGCGCGGCGTTTTGCTTCCGCCACACCCAAGATCGCACGTATCCCCCGTCGACGTTCGCCGGCACGCGCGCGCCATCGGGGAGCGGGGTCGGCTTGCTAGTGCGTTGCCCCCCCGCGGCGTCCCGGTAAAGCCCGAACGATTCCAGGTCGCAAAAGCAAAGCACCCAACGGCGCGTTACGGCGAGAAACGCCGGCACGTGATCGAGATCCGAAAGGGGCGCGAATTCCGGGTGCCACTCTCGCGCCACGGGGCGGGGGCCGTGGCAGTCAAGGGATCGGAAGTTCGCCTGAACGTGGGGGCTATAGGGCGGGTCCGTGATCGTCACGTCGATCGGGCGCTTCGCCTGCTGAATGAACGGCAAGACGTCTTGCCAGCGCCCGTGGAACACGACCGCGCGGGGGGTGGCTAGGAGGATCTGCGTCATCGTGATCCACACCTTAGAAAATTATATAGCTCTGGAGAACACCTTAGTACGCCCACCCCGTCGATTCCGTCTAACCCGTCGGCGGGCAACGCCCTATCAGCCTGGATCGGCTTCGATGTGTCAAGCCGATCTGCATCCGACAGAATCCAAAACGAGGTACCCTCGAGGCGCTTTACCTCCGCCCTAGCCCCGCATACCACATGCGTAACATCGATACGCACGCCCACGCCTTTCACGGCGTCCCCCTCTCGCCCTTCGGCGCCGTCGGCCGACACCCGTAGGGCATCATTACGTGAAGCCGAAACCAACGGAGATAGCCCAGCGCCGCGTAACAGTCCGACATGGCGCGATGATTCCCGAACGGCCTAGGGCCCCAGTCCGTCGGGTACTTGTGAGCAACCTCTTGCGCGATCGTTCGCACGTCGCGCAGCCGGTAGGAGAGCGACCCCAAGAACCGCGGCGCGTAGCGGCGCAAGTACCGCTGATCAAAATGCGGCCCGAAGCCCGCAAGCTCTGGCTTCTCGCCCTTGAAGTAGTGGGCGCCCCACGCGAGGAGCCGATCGTCGAAGTCTACGGGATCGCAAATGAGCTTGCCTGCGCCTTCCGCCCGCCCGTCGGCAACCTCGAGGAGCTCGGTCCAAAGCCCCGATTCTTCGTGGGCAGCGAAAGTGCACGCGCGCCGAAGCTCCTCGACGATCTCGCGCGGGTACTTGAAAAGGTATTGCCTTTCATCGACGATCTCGAGATCGTCCGTCACGAGTAGCGCGCCGAATTCCAAAGGCGCGTCCTGGTCGGGGTCGAGCCCCGTCGTCTCAAAGTCTCCGAACACGAGCATGGTTCCTCCTTACGCTGGCCTTTTCTAGCGGCTGGCCTTTTCTAAAAGACACAGGAAATCTCGTTGCTCGTCGGCCGTCAACGCCGCGGCAAAGCGCTCCTCTTCGGTCGTGTCGGCGTCGTCGTCGCGAGCCCGGATCGACTCTACCATGATCGCCTGGATCTGCACTACGCTTTTGATCGACGCCGCGAGCCGCGGATCGAGATCCGAGTCCGGGTCGACGCGCACGCGGTCAAGCGCCCGCCGCGCTTTGATACAGCAAGCTTCACCGAGCGCCCGGACGGCGACTGTGATTTGCTCGTCAAACCGCGTCGGAACCGACCGCGCGGCATCCCACGCGGCCGCGCGCGAGCTCCAGTCGTAGGTACGCGCGAGCGCTAGATCGCTCGGCGGCGGGCGCGGCGCCTGGTCGCGCCACCACATGAAAAGCCGGTAGTGGGCGCTCGGCTCATCGAGCCGCTGATCCCAGGGTTCTCTAGTCATCGCGGCGCCCCCTTCTCGTCATCCCAAAGTTTCTCGCGCGCGCGTAGGTAGGCGCCCGCCTCTCGTTCGGCAGCTTCCGCTAACGCCTCGCATCGCTCGACGTGATCGTCGGCGTAGCGCTCGGGAAACTCTCGCGCGTGGTTGACGCTCTCCCGATCCCGAAGAGCGCACGCCCAACGGATCCGCGCCAGCGCTTCGAGCCCCCACGCCGTCAACGCGATCCGGTGTTCCTCGCACCAATGATCGAACCGCGCTTGCGCCGCCGCGCACACGATCAACCCAGCCCCCATCCGTGACGTCGACGGTAGACCCGAGCCGGCTAGGGCCCTGGCATAGTCAACGGCCGATTCGCAAAGCGTGCGTTCCTTCGCTGAAAGACGCGCCGGCTCTCGGGTCACGACGATCAGCCTTGCACGCCCGGGCGCGCCCCGCAAGCAAAATCGCCCGGGGTCAAGCCAAATACTCGATCGGGCAGATCGGCTCGAGCGGGAGCCCGTGCCGCGCGAGCCAGCCTAGGACCGTCTCGGGGTCGGCCTCGAAGGTTAGCGCGTCCAGGCTCACGGAACACGACACGACGCGGCCGCGGAGCGCCAGGGAAGTCGCGCCCTGCAGTACCGGGCACGTCCGAAGCTTGATTCCCGGCTGCCCGGCGTCCGCGGTCAAGGCGACGCGGTCACCTTCCGACGTCACGCCCGAGCCGAGGAAAACGACCCCGTGCGCGCTCGGCACCGTGTAATCGTAGCAGAGGAAATCCCCGGGCTGCAGGTCGGCGAGCTTCGGTTTCCACGTGCGCGCGTGGTCCAACGGCGGGACGAACCACCGGGAAAGGTTGACGCCGGACGTCCACCCTCGGTGCTCCGCGCGGTTCATCGCGGGGCCGCGGTAGCCCGCGGCGAACGCGACGCAATGCAGAAGATCCCCGCACGACGACGAGGGGGGCTTTAGCTTCAAGTAGCCCTTGATCCGCCCTTCCGTCACGGCAAGAGAATGAGGGCCGAGCGGGTCGCCCCCCTGCGTCGCAAGGTGCGCCGCGAGCTCCACGACGAGCCGCCGTCGATCGCTGATCTCGATCATCCGCCGCACCCTTTCGCCAGCGCCAGGATCGCCGCCGTCAACGCCGTCGCCGTCGCGCCGGCGAGGGCTACCATGCTCCACCCGACCCAAGCCCGAAGGTGCGCGCG